AGTTGAGTAATAGTAGATTTCATGTGCGCTTATACCCTGATGATATCGTAGTCGTAGCCAACCGAATTGTAGTCAGGAACGACCTGATAAACGAGATTGGTGTTGGTAGTGCTGATAGCCGTATTTAGGGTCAACACATTGCCGGATATGCCACTGATGGCATGTGCCAGAATCGTATTGTTGACGTTCATTCGGATCGTGTCGCCGGTCGCGAGGAAGTCCGATACGGCATTCACGTTGCCTGAAATGACGACCCTTGTGTTGGTACCGTTAGTTGTGAGTCTTCCCTGTCCGATGTAGATGAAGTTGGACTCTGTGTTGAGGGACGTATTGTTGGTGATGACCGTGATCGTCTTGGCTTGCGAGCGAAGAGGGGCGACCGTATCCTGAATCAAGAACATGTCACCGACGCTCATATAGTAGGTGTTGGCGAATTCAGTGCCGCCAAAACCAGTAATGACCGGTCTATAGGTATTAGCAACCTTGACCGAGGTGCCGACCTTGATGGCTCCGACAAGATTGATCTTCGTATTCGGAGTGATGGAAGACTCAAGGTTTGCCTTGGAAATCGTGCGCGAGAGCATCGACATTCCGATAGGATGGACGATATCCCTCATCACACTGCCGTATTCAATCAGACTCTTCTCAGATTCGATGATGTACGAGTAGTTGTGATAGACGTTCGCATCCTGCATCTTCTTGTCGGAAGAGAGGAATCCGTCCGTATTCAGGTAGAACCCGGTGAACTTGATCAGACCGTTGAAGAATTCGGCATATCCCTTTGCCTTGCCGTTGCCGTAGAACATAGGATTGTTCAGTCCGCTCGCAATGACATTCGCATCGTATGTCGAAGGTGCCGGAACCTTTGCCGCATCGTTGATGGTAAAGACAACACCACCTTCCGAAGTGAATGACAGGGCATCACCATAGCCACCGGCATAGTCGAACAGGCGCAGGAGCTTGGTCGAACGGTTGTACGACTTGACGATACCGGAGAACGTCGAGGTCAACAGGGTCGCACCCTGATAGACGCGCTCGCCTTCCACAAACGATTCGGCATCGAGAATCTGATTGATGATCATGTCCATGACCTTGAACGATACCAACGGAGTCGAGATATAGTCGAATCCACGGTAGAGCATCCGAACGTCCTTGACGCGACCGATTGCTCCGGTTACGACCTTTGTGGAGAGTCCTTCACCGAATCCATAGGCACTCAGGACGGCATTCGAACCGCCGCCACCACTGGTAACGGTGACAGTCCTCGTATCGACATTGCCGTAGTATCCCTCACCACGATTAGTGATAGTGGTCGAGATAATGGTGCCGTTGGCAACGTTGACATTCACGGTGCCGGTGAAACCGTAGCCACCGCCGCCGATGGTGATGGTGTCGCCGTTCGCATAGCCGGTGCCGGGGTTGTCGATGTAGACATGGGCAATCTGTCCATAGATGCCTATTGGTTGCCGCCAGAGTTTGTCCTCGGCAGTTCCATAGGCATATGCCTCGGATGCATAGGTTTCGAAGTAGGAAGAAGTGTTGATCGTCGGATCTGCGCGGAAGCCGTAGCCACCGTTGATGATGTTGTACAGTGCGACTCCACCGGTATCAATCGCTTCGAAGTTCAGGACTTGAAGGATCTGGCTGTTGATGTTTGCCGCAACCGCAATGTCAAGAATCGCATCGACAGTATACGTTCTGATCGAGTTGACCGTCGTAATGAGGTTGCCGGTCATGAGCGTCAACGGACGACCGTTTGTGTTGGCGACCGCATAGAGAGTCACGGTTGCCGGTGCGCCGCTCCATGAGGTATTCGCGGTCAGGATTTTGCCGGTGATGTTCGCCGTCTGGTAGGATCCGTTCGAATCGGCATAGAAGTCTTCGTATTGATACCACTTGTTCGCGCCGCTTCCCGGTGTGCCGTTCAGGGTCACGCTCATGTTACGGGCATTGGATGTGAACAACGCCCAATCTGCCGCGTTCAATAGCTGCGCGTCGAGATAGGAAACCGGCATCTTGTCTACGTAGATCCGCTCGGCAAAGGTTCCATTAGAGTTACTCGTATTGACCGTTTCGGTAATACCGGCAACCCGAATGTCGGTCGAGAGGTTCGCATTCGGATCGTCGCCCACAGACCGGTAGACGATTGCTTCGGTGTTGGAGTAGATCCGATAGCCATAGCCGGGGAAGACGACCGACAGACCTTCGATGGATCCGACTGTGACGTTGCCGACGACTGCCGCAGCGTCGTTCGCTTCCGGTGTCGTAGACAGACCGCCGAAGACCACCACAGGATCACCGACGTTGTAGGAAAGTCCGCGACGTTTCTGCTGCGGATCAGTGGCAATCTGTGAATCGACCTTGATACCCGAAAGCGATCCGATGATCTTCTCGGAGAAAACCCGCTCGACACCATTTACATCCGTGTAAGGAATCTCTAGGTATTCGCCATTGGTGAAAGACCTCACGACATTCGAAACGTACATCTCAAGGATTTCGTTACCGAACGTCTTGTCCACGGTCTTGTTCGCACTTTCGATGATACAAGTCGCCTTGGAAACGTTGCCGGTCGCCTTGTGCTTCTCTAGCAGGTTTACGTCCAGCGCAAGGTTAGTTGCACTTAGAGTTAGCTGGAACGCCTGCGGCAGCTTCCACTTGCCGTCAGAGGCGATAAGGATCTGCTGCTTCGGATAGTAGATTTCGACTTCGACGCCGAACAACACCCTGAAAAGCCACTTGACCGACTCGACAGAACCTTTCTTGACATAGAATTCCCTTGCGCCTTTCAGGATCTTTACGAGGTCCAAGGTAGTCGTTTCAGGGAAGTAAGGCAGAAGTTCCTGCTTGAACAGGCGGATGAACGGGTCTAGAGTCTCGTCAATGTCACGATAGCCTTCGGCATTCATGATATGGTAGACGGTATTGCCCTTGCTCTCGTCTTCCATCCATGCATAGTAGAGTTCAAGGAAGAGTTTGAACTGTGGATGATCTGCACGGACGAAATCCGGCAGTTGCCTGTCGATCATCCCCGATACGGTTTTCTCTAGTGCTGCCATGTTAGCTTGTTACCGCGCCTACGCGAATGTCGATTGCTGCCGGATCAGTCGAGTCCAGCGTAAGGATTGCGTTACGTGTGGTGGAGAAGACGTTGGTGTTTGGCTGCGCCTTGAAGGTCATCGTGCCGAACGGATCATCGACCGAAGTAGGATTGAAGTTATCCAGCACCATGTAGCCATCGTCGTAGTAGATCGTTCCGGCATTCGGGTTGATCACCTTCTTGATGTTGTTGTTGTCGAAGTAGTAGACGCGCAACGTGCCTTTCTTGCCCTGTAGGACGCCGCGACATTGTGCGCCGACGCCGGATCCGCCGATGACCCGAACGACCACGGACGAGTAGTTCGCACCGGGATTGGTAACGACAACGCTCTTGAGCTTGCCGTTCACGATCACGGCACTTGCAGCCGCGCCCGAACCGTCGCCTTCGATGGTGATGGTGGGGATTTCGGTGTAGCCGTCGCCGGTCGCGAGAACGTCGATTGCGTCCAGACCGGTGAAGGACTGCGGAACTTCTTCGACAAACGCCGTGCGCTCGACGTTGAATTCGTCAATGTAGCCGAACGATGGCTCACTGTAGAGTCGGTCTAAAGACGTTCCCTTCTTGAGCGGAACATAGAATTCCAGCCGGTAGGTACGTGCCGAGTTCAGTGTAGGACGAAAACGCTTCTCTATGAGGACTTTGATACTATTATTCTCAATGCTTGCGTCGGCATCGTCAATCGCTCTTACCAGTTTACTCATCTTGAAGGTGTTGTTGAAGGTGTTGAGATAGTCGGAAGCGAACTGGACGACCGCATTGTACACGGAAGTCTGGATGCCGCCTGCGGTCTTTGTCGTCTTGCGCGGATCGTAGACCACATCGACAATGAAGTTCATGTAGTTGTAGTCGGCGGCGACGTACTCTGGCGTGACGGTCAGAACAGAGATTGGCTTGAGAATCTCGTCCTTCATGTACTGAATTTCACTTTGAGTTATCTCGTAGTTGCCGCGAGGCTTGAGCGAGAAGAAAATCTTGCCGTAGACCGGTGGAACGTTTTCCTCGCCACCCCATACGGCAACAGAGTCAAAGTACGGATAGTTGCGGTTGATCAATGCGACATAATCATTCTTCGTCACAGCCCGGTTCTGTGCAATGAACGACTTCGGTGCGGTGAACTTGACCTGATCAATCGTTTCGGCTTGATTGCCTGCGTTCGATTCGGTGCCGAGGTCGATAGTGACGTTTGCTCCCGGCATGACGTTATCGGCTAGTTTGAACGTCCTGATGCCGTTGGCTGTATCGCCCGACGTAACAACGTATGACACGATAACAAGGTTGTTGTTATCGAGCGCAGCACCGATGACCCCATCGCCAAAGTAAATCTGATACTTGCCGTTGCGGTTCTCTTCTAGGTAGAAGACGGCTGCACTGGAAACGACCGAAGTAGAGTCTTCGGCGCGTTCGAAGGTTGTGAGGGTCTGGTTGGTCTGCGACTTCTGCACCTGAACGGTCAACGTAGACGTATCAATGCCTTCATCCGGCAGCACGAAAACCTGCTTGGAGTTCGTCTGTGCGTCATAGGTGAAGACGTAAGAGACAGGGTTTCCTTCCTTGATCTGGACGGATTCGAAGACGAAGTAACCGCCGACGTTCTTCGTGGCGACTCGTTGCTCGGTGTTGACAAAAGTGTAGCTCTTGCCGTCCTTTGGAGCCGAGGTGAACTTGGCGAACTTCGGCAGGGTCATAGCCGAGTTGCTGCCGCCGATGACTTCCTCAAAGGCGACATTGATGGTGGCTTGGGAAGCGACCCGACTGCGCGGCGTGTAACCCAAAAGTTTGGCATGGGAAACGACCGACTGGCGAAGAACAGCCGTGTCGATGAACATCTCGTTGGCGAGCATGTTCATGTAGTAGCCCATGTAGTGCGTGTTATATGCCAGAACGTCAAGTAAGACACTTAGACCGCTGCCTTCGAAGTTGTAGTCTGAAAACTCACTCTGCGACTTCATGAACGTCTTGAGGTTCGCCTTGATCGTGTCAAAGTCTAGCTCGGTGACTCTTAGGGGAGTTGTTGTTGCCATTAGCGGATTCTCTCTAGGAACAGGTTGACGGTAATCGGATCTGTGGAGTTCACGATGAAAAAACTAAGACTGACTGTGTAGCCGTTCATGTCATAATCCGGCGAAACGTTCACTTCGGTCAGGGTAACACGCGGTTCCCAATTGTCGATCACGTTACGAATTTCGTTGCTGATGGCGGAAGAAGTGATGTTGTCCACCGGCTCGAAAAGGTGCGCTCTGAGGTTTGAGTAGATTCGCGGCTGGAACAGCTTCTCGTACTTGTTGAAAGACAGCAAGTTGTAGATGCTCTGGATAATCGCATTGTCGCCAATCTTCTTCGCAATGTCGCCCGTCACCGGATGCGCGGTAAAGTTCAGGTCGATATCGGAGTAAACTCTGTTAGACTGTGCCATCTGCTAGTGCTGCTTCTATTGCTGTTATCGTCGGAGTATTTAGTGTAGTCTTCGGGATCGTATTGCCGGTCGAGTCGGTGTAGGAGATAGTGATGTTCTCCGCGATTTGCAGTGCTTCCACCAGCTTTCTCGTCGCGGCAAAGTTCGCATAGTCGGCGTCGATCAGTGCTTGAATGGCGGCTCGCTTGGCAACGAAAGTGTCCCGCCACTGTAGAATCGCGATCTGCTTCACGACCGTCGTTCCGGTAATCTCGCCAAGGATGATCAACATATCTCTAAATTCACGCGCAAGTTCTGCGACCGCTGCGGGGTGAAGTAGTGAGGAAGAACATAGCGCCACCCGGTCAATGCCGTCATTGAGGAACGCCTGACAGGTTTCATGGTTCAGGATGATCTTCTGCTGGCTCATGTCGGCAAACGACTCTGCCACCCGCGCGATCCGCAGCTTGGTGCCGTGGATCACGAAGTCAGTATTGTCGGCGGCAGTGTTCGCCAGCACCCGAACGTTCCCGGCGAGGAATTGCGTCGTAAAGGTGATGAACGGATCTTGCGTATAGACCGAGACAATCTCGCGAGTGTATGCCAGTTCGTTGTCATGCAATATGTAAAGTTCCGTGACCTGATGCCCTCTGTCGGTGTTGGCTGCGGAGCCTTGGACGGTGTACCGTGCCGAACGGAACTTTCGGGCGTCGAACGAGAAGATGGGCTGAAGGTTGCCGGAAATATCGTTGACGTTGAGGAATTCGTCGGTGGAGTCGCCGGTCGCTTCGGCATTTGGAGAGTCTTCGGCAAGCACCAGTCCTGCCAGCCGATCCGTATGATCCCTGAAGATCGACATTTGAGCCACGCCACCCGAGAGTCCATCGCCGCCTGCAATGGCTTCCTTGAGCGCCCGGTACTCGACCGCCAGCAACGGATCTGCACTAATCGTGCTTAGTGCGACGTTCAGGTTGGCATAGTTGCTCTCGGTGTAGTAGAGAAGCAACTGCTGCGTATCGTCAATGATCGTGGCGAGCGGGTTGTAGGAGAAAACCGTCAAGCCAGCCTGTAGCCCGTTGGCGTTTGCAGCGGCTTCTTCGGCTAGCACAATCATTCCTTCCGGCAGAATCGGCACGGTTTCGTTCTGCTCAAAAGCCAGCGGCGAAAGATCCATGGTAGCGTTTGCATCAATCGCGGCAAACAGCGGATCGACTTCCTCTGTCGCGGTATAACTGTAAGCCGTATTAGGATCGTATTGCACGGCGGAAGTGGAGACATTAGCCGCGCTGTCAACCCCTGTCGTTGTCACTGTCGTTGTGGTCGTCGTTAGCGGATAGAGTTTCTTGCCGGTCACAAGCGCCTGCGAATAGCCCGACGTTCCCGAAGCCTTCGGTAAGACAGACTTGTGCAACTGGATCGAAACACCGCGAGATGTTCCATGTGAAACAATTGTGGAGTTGTCAGCCCGAACCTGAGTCAACAATCCCTGATCAATTCCTTGTAGTGCGCCCGACAGTCCGTTCATGGTGTCTTCGAAGTCATAGCAATCCTTCTGTAGCTGAACCATGTCCCGCGACAACACAAGGAACGTCGTGATCGTGGCTTGCGCATTCTGTGCTGCCGTGTAGACCGGATTGACCGTTTGCTTAGTTGTAATTAGATTATTGCTCATGATGGTGTCTTGAGTCCGGTGTTAGAAGGCGAGGCTGCACTGCCCGAAGGGATAATCTTGCCGATGCCGTGCTTCGTCTTGACCTTGTTAGAAACATTGCCAGCCAGCGTAACACTCTTGCCCTGTACCGTTGCGGACGAGCCTTTCAACGACAACTTGCCGCCACCGCCGATCTTAGTGGCTCCCGAAGCCTTCAGATCGACCGTGGATCCCGATTCCATCTTGAGCTTGCCACCCGCCTTGATCTTCACATCACCTTTGGAATTCAGGTTGATTTCCGCCGCCTCACAGTTGAGCTTCCCGACAACCTTCAGATTGCAATCGCCGCCCACCGTGACATTGGTGACGCCTTCGATGCTCACGAAACTCTTGCCCATTGTTACGTGATAAGAGTCGCGCACAATATGAGTGACGCTATCGCCGTCTGCCGTAAGTTCCGTGAACGTGCCAACCTTGTGCGCAATGTTGACTCGTTCGTGCGTTGGCGTGTCGTCCAGTTCGATTGCGTGACCGCTTTCGGATTCGTGCGCGTCGTTGCGTGGGTACTGTGGAGCGAATGGTGAGGCAGGCTCATCCCATGAGCCACCCCCATTCACGGTTTTCACCCCTTTTTTGGCATTTCTCCTACGGGTTTGTTGTACCGTACCGTCAGTTCTGCCACGCGCTAGCCTTGAGGTCGTTGGCTCGTTCAGTCTATTAGGATATGTCCC